ATTGCTCCGGTCAAAATCAACAATGGGTGAGGCCCATGCAGCAAAATAGTATAAGGGGCGTGAGGTGGCCAGATACCATCCGGCCCTCTTGTTTGATCGAAATTAGACGAAAACCCCTCATGCAAGGGGTCAAGCATTTCGTTCCAGACCGGCGAAAAATCGAACGATTCTAGGCTCTGTGCCATCCTAGAAAGCTCGTCCGATATGTTTTCAGCCAGTATGTCGGTCATTCTTCCTTGGTGCTCTTTCTGACGATGCAACGCCACTCGGAAAGATCAACCGTTCGGCGAATCGACTTGATAATCCAGTCGGAGTCAAACGCTGCGAGTTTGTCCCCGATCTTCGGTTCGATAATCAATCCAGTTGTGTCAACGATCGTTTCGGCCCAAACAACCAAGGTCATATCCTCTGGCTCATAGCCGAACGTGCTGGCCGCCATAACGATATCCCGTTCGCTTAGCGCCGAGCGTTTCCCCTTGGCAACGTTGCCACTTACGACCTGGGTAGTGTACCGCTGTGGCCCGAACGAAAACGTTAGATTCTCGATTCCTTCGATGTACTGCCAGTCCCCTTCGTAATCGACGGAAAGCAGATTCGGTACTGACCCATCGCCAGGAGTAACAGGCCCACCGCCAGAGCATCCAAAGAAATCGCAAAAGGTTGTAACGACTGCCATGCTAGCTCACCTTCGTGATCGTTACGTTGATTTGGTTCGCCGGGCTCGTCCATCGCTGAACGTCACCATACTTAAACAGGTTGACCGTGATCTTGGTTACCGCATCACTGGCAATCGCTGTATCATTGATCCATCCCGCAGGCGCTGTAGCTCCGAGGGTAGTAAGCCAGTCGCCCTTGCCGTTTAAGGCCGAAGCTGCGATCGAGGCTGCATTGATCCAATTCGCAGGAGCGTTCGTACCCAGGGTAGTCAACCAATCGCCCTTACCGTTCAACGCACCGGCTGCGATCGATCCTGCATCGATTGCCCCGTCCGCAAGCACCCTAGCCGACAAAGCACCTGACTGGAAAGCATCTTCGGGAATAGAATTTGGCTCGGCATCATGCAACACCGAAGCGACATGGCCGCTCCCGGTTACGCTGACTTCCCTAGTGTTGTTGTTTGATATTAGGATCCGATCGCCCATAGATCCGTCAACGTAAGTAACCGTCGTCGAGGCATTCCAAACCGCATCACGGTTCTGGTTAGCTGTTGGAATATCCGAAACCGCTGCAGGGTTCGCAGGCAAGTTATCGGTCTTGGCCTTGATTGCTAGCAGAGTAGTAATCGTTTCATAATCGACGACCGATCCAATCCACTCAACGTACCGAGCCTCACCGGATACCGTCCCTGATATTGTGATCCGAAGGTTTTCTGCAGGATGCGTGCTGGCAACCGAATAGGTAAACGTGTACCGACCCGTCGATGGATTTGATACCGCTGATAGGTTCGCAGAACGGCTTGTTCCTGCTGCGTTTGTCGCTGCAATCGTTGGCGATGCGTCAAGCGCAACAAGTTTGTCCTCATCATCTCGAACCACCACCGTAAACGCATAGGTTGTGGTTCCTGAGTCTGGAATCTCCATAAGTGGAGTCCCGTAGACGTTCATCTTTGCAGATAGGTTGTTGAGGTTCTGGATCGCGGTCAGGACAGAATTGACCGTCGATTCTTTTGCTAATACCGATGATGCTTCGATTTGAACCAAAGTAGGACGGTTCGTGAGTGTCGCTTCTTTGGCGATTGTCGAATCGCTAACCACTTCCGCATTGCTTACCATCCGACCGCCATTCAACGCCGCTGGTAGCCTCGATTGAATATCTTGCGTGTCGGTCTCGATGTCGGCAAACTTCGACAACCCAAACGCTGCCGCATCCTGGTAGTCAACCGCATCAAGCTCGATCTCGATGTCAACAGGGTGCATGTTTGCAGCACCCCTCAGGCATACCTCGACCATCCGAGCACCCGCAGCGATAGCCGCATCAGGTATGTCAATCTCGTACCTACCGGCCCTAGACCCACTCGCGACGATGCCGCCTGATACGTAAGTGCCAAGCGTCTTGGAAACCAAGCCAGTACCGACACCAAGCTGCGTCCAGGACGACTGGCCCTGTCTTCGATATTCAAGAATAAGACCGCTTGTCGTATGCGTCAATCCGCTCAATCCACCACCTGTGGTAGATGCGGTATCGTAGACGATAACAGGCAACGAAAGTGATGTTAAACCAGCCTTGATTTTACGTCTCATTCGCTCATCCCTCCGCTCATTCCTGGCCGGAAAAACATTCCTCCACCGCCACCAAACGCAGGCCCGTCAAACTCAAACAACTGCAAGACACGAGTTAGGTAAGTTGCTGACGTAGCCACCGTTGTAGATGCTCCAGCCCAGTTGCTTAACTGACTTGCATTTGTGTCGTGAAGTACAGATTTCCAGACACCCGCAGACGATTCAAAGTTAATGTTAGTCATGCCACTTGGCGCCGTCTCAAGGCTGTTCGTGGAATTTAGCTGAATACCTGTACCTATGTACCAATTGTCATCAACTCCAGAACGATAAACCAATCCGTTTGTTTGCGCTGAATAGCTCACTGAAGTCGAAGTTGCAAAGCCTAATCCTATTGCCGATGAAATCGTCAGAATGCCAGTACTTCCGCGATAAACCGCGCAATGCATAGCTGAAGCGTTAGTCCATGTTCCGCTTGTCTCGCTTGAGGATTGAGCTAGCTTCCAACCTATTGCCGACGAAACTCCACTCGCACCAGTGTTGGACATTAACATCCAGCCGCTAGGGATTGTCGCCGCTGTCGAGTTGTTTCTGTTAGCAACGATCAAGATCAGATCCCCGCTTTGATGCGTTGGGATTGTGATCGTAGTTGCTTGTGCGGATGCTGAACCGACTCGACTAATTGCCACTTATCACCAGATCCTCATCACCATGTTTGTGTTGATCAATCATCGCTTGCGTTGAGTTGTAGCGATCGATGTTTTGCTGCGTCCACAGGGCTCGCTTGGCTGTCTCGCCGTTAATGATGTCGCGAATAACTCGAACCGAATGAGCCGATTGAGTACCATACCCATGATGATCGACCCACCGGATCGTTTTGAAGCCCATCCCAGCAAGGTCTTGAGCGTGACTTTCGGTAGCGTAGCCGTATTGCACCAAGTCCGCGATCATCGTTGCTGCGGTTTGCGATGTCATGTCGGCAACCTCCGATGGGTTGCTCGGGTTGTCAACCCAACCCTTAATATTCCAAATCGCAATCCTTTGATCTCTAGGAAGGGAAGGGTCGTAAGCATCGGCATTCACTTTGCCGTAGATGCCTTGGTCAACGGCATACTTAAGCACATCGACGATTTTGACATTGCAAGCGACTCGCACCGTCAAGGCGTTTACAGTGTCCGCCGCTTGTTGGTCGCTTGTGCCTTGGTATTGAGATTTCTGCAGTTCTTCAATCAATGGTTCGTCGTTCATACTACAACTTTAATTCCTGTTAGAGCAATAAGATTTTCGCAACCTCGCCAAAATCCAACAGCGTCCAACACCGGATTCAGCCAATTCGTCATCACGCAGTACCGTACTTCGAACGGTGCTTTGTGATGCCCTCCGTGATGCTTGGCATTTTGCACCAAGCCTATTTCCTGTAGCAGTTCGATAAAACGATTGCACTTTCCCTTCGAGTGTGCCCAGGCATGTACCTCGTTGGCTTGACTCAGCAAGGCAAATGTTAGCCAACCGTCACGCCAAGCAGGGATGCAAAGACAAGCGATCATCGGAACCATCGAAGGTACGATCGTCGTCCAATTGCGATTCCAGTACGTCCCGCGCGTAAGTCCTAACGGGTCTTTGTGGTGCTCTTTGTTAGGCCCACCAATCAGCACCCCGAGCAAAAACGGAGTCTCTGCTGTTAGATATCGATCCTCCCACCAGTGAAACACACCGGCGATAAAATCCGCAACTGCCAACGATATTAAAAACCATCCGAGGTAAGCACAAAAGACCGTCATAGTCCTATCCGTTCTGCTGCTTCAAGTGACAGATAACCAACGTGCGTTGATCTCCTAGATCCCCGCTGAATCTCAAATGTAGGTGCTCTGCTATAGCCGTGATTCGGTGGCTCGCAAAGCATGACTTTCCAGCCTGCTTGCTGGAAACGTTGCCACTCGATCGACTTCCAATTTTCACACGGTGGGCAGTTGGGTATCGTGAAAATCGTGATCTCTTTCGATTCGGCTTGGACTGCTTGTTGAGCCTGACCGCTTGGCTTTTGTTGGATCGCTTTGCTGGCTTTTTCCTCAAGCGACTTCACACGACCTTCGAGATACTCAAGCTCAAGGGCCTTCAATTTCGCCTGTTCAAGCTGATCCTGGCTGGCAACGTTGCCACCCGAAAACGCAAAGTAACCGACCGTCAAGCCAACTATTAGACCTACGACAAGTCCAGGGATGCAACCTAAAATCAAGTCGCCGTACTTGTCAACAAAATTGTCAATTTTTTCTATCACGGTATCCTACCTGATCTGTCGGAAGTGAAGATTGATCGTTATCGCACCGGTTTGGTTCGATGCTGCCTTAAGCCTTAGCTTGGGCTTGTACCCTCGCGCCGAGGCTAAAAAGATTGCCGAGTTCACCGGGACATAACGCTTGGTCGAACTCAGCAAGGTCGTGTGCGCTGTGGTCGAATCGGCCTGATAAACCGTAAGCCAATGCGTGCCATCGAAGTTGATTTCGTAGCCAACGTTTGCACCGTCGAATCCATCATCGTTGAGGCTGATCGCTAGGAGACTCTGGCCCTCTGGGATCGTGACTTCGCTGCTCGTGCTTTGTCCGTCAGCGATAGTAACCGAAAGAATATCCTGCCTCATGTGTACACCTGTGATTCGATTTCCCAAGAGCCATCTTCGTTATCAAGTGCGGCCTGTACGTCTGCTTCACGAAGGATCGCTTCGTCGAGCATCTTGAGTTCCTCTAGAAGCGACTTGCGAAATCCAACATGGTCAACCGTAGTCCCACCGTCAGCCGTGTTCGCGTTGGGCTTCCCTCCGACGCTCGTTAGAGTCATCGCTGCAAGCTGAGCCGCTACCGTATCTCGTCTCGTCTTTAGATCGTCAAGAAAACTCATGCCGCACCCCTTAGAGTTATCCTAGTCGAGCCATGCTCACCTAGAGGCCAAGACGCTCGGCTTCGGCTGCATCAAGAATCGATTCTTCCTCTGCGGTCAAAGCGTTTCCACGTTCCGACTTGGCTCGTATCATGGCGATTCGCAGGCTGATTTTTCGGTTCTCCTCGCGCCTTAGATCGAGGCATTTGACCCACAACGGGAACGACACCGGGTCAACCTGTTTGGTTGGATTCTTAGGGTGTCCGGTCGTGGCAACGTACCACCGTAGGGCCTCGGACTCGTCACAGCAATCGATTTCCTTCGTCGGTAGCCCTGTGTTGGCTGCAATCGGCCCCACATGGAATTTGTAACCTTCGCCGACAGTCACTGCCTCCGAGGGTCTGATAGGTCGCTGGGCACCGGAATCCTTTTGAGCCGCTAAAGCTTCTTCTTGTTCCTTGACCGCCTTCTCGCGCTCTTTGAGGGCTGCCTCAGCCGCTTCGAGTCGCTTGAGTCGTTCGTCCATTGTCGCTTCGTCTTTGGCCATCTGCAATACTCCGTTTCGAGGGATGAATAAACGCAACGTTGCAAAATTCTAGCAACAAAAAAGACCGTTCGCTACAGACACAAAAAAACCGCCCAGGTTTCCCCAGGCGGCTTCCATCCCTCAATCGACCAGACGAGACTGAGAACTAGGTATTCTTGACCATCGTCAAGCGTTCGCGAACACCAGCGGCCCCACGCTCGGAGGCCTTGAATCGAACAACAATATCTCGCGTGAATCCGACTTCGCTGTTTTCGTCCGACTGCGTGACCGTCAAAGGCCAGTTTTGCATATAGACGAAGCTTTCCTTCGGTCGTCCTGCGAACCAAGTCGAATCGCTATTGGTTCGTTGCTTGACGTACTGACCGGACAAAATCCTCGGAGCACCGGCAACGCTGTTTCCGTTGACGTAGGTTTGGTTATTCCCGCTGTTGGTTCCCTGACGGGTCATCGACGCATTGACGATCCGGTTTGCCAAAGTCTCAAGAGCCTTCGGAACGACTACCGTATCGATCTCGACG